ATGGCACCCCAACGGCTTTTCGCCCCTTCTTTTTATGCTGCGGCCTGTGCGCTGCGGCAGCACGCTGTCGGTTTCTACCACCGCACTTTCCATGGCTATGGCCGCCACGATGCCGAGCTCCTCGGCCGCTTCGCCGTGCCCGTCCATCGCACCGATGCGGAGCTTCGCTCCGTCCTGCTGGGCGGTGCGCGGTGAAGGCCGTGGCCGCGACCGCTGCGCCAGCGTTTACCCCGGGGCCGTGGCTGATGCGTGTTGATGGCACGTGCTCCGGACGTTGGCTCGAGATCTATGTTGAGGACGAGGCGTACTACGAAGGCGTGGGATTGATTCTCGCCCAATCCTCAACCGTCGAATCCAAACCCGACGGTAAGAAGTGGGTCCGAACCCGAGATGCGTCAGTCATCAAGGCAAATTTCCGGCTTTTCATGGCCGCGCCGGAGATGTATGCCGCGCTGCGGAAGATGATCGCCGATGAAGGCTTCGACGATTTACGTCAATCAATCGGAGAGACTCCTTCGTGGCTCACTATGGCCCGGGCCGCGCTCCTTAAGGCCGAAGGTGGTGCGCGGTGAAGACTTCCCTTGGCCCCTTATCCCGTGAAGAGGTGCACGCGCTGGCGTGTTCGGCGGCGGCGCTGGCTTCGATGCATGTGCGGCCGGTGAGCCGGAGGCCGTGGTCGGCATCGCGGCACCTGATGGCCTGCGATCTGTGTTCCCGCACCTGGGTGCGGGGGACGCCAGCCGCGCATGCCGACTACTGCGCGGTGGGTCGCACGGTGACACGGGCGGAGCGGATTATTGCCCTCGGCCCGGGGCGGAAGGAACTGGGCGATTTTCTGCTGGGGACGCCGCCTACCGGCCTTTACGAGGCTCGCGAGACCGGCGATCTCCGGCGCGAGCTGAATTCTTTATCCCACGAAAGGAGCGAGGCGAGCGGGAGCACGGTGAGCCGGGCCGGTGAGGGCCGGTCCGGTCTCGCACTCGAGTCCGAAGGCGCCTATGGATATCAGGAGCCGTGGGCGTGGGATCGGAAGCTGGGCGTGGTCGTCAACCCGCTGGGGCAGACGGTCGCGAACATGATCCTGGTCGACCTTTCGGTGCTGGAGCAGGAGCAGTTTGGCCGGCGCATCGTGGCCTGCGTGAACTTCTGCCGTGGCATGAGCAATGGCGAGCTGCGCGCCGTCGACGAGGCGGTGACGCGAATCCGCGAGGTGATGGCGGCGGCGGGCGATGAGCAGGACGCCCTGCTGGAAGCGATGGCGACGGAGACCGTGCAATGAGTCGGCCTCGCACCAAAGTCCTGCTGCTGATGCGCAACGAAGTGGAGCTGAGTTTCTGGCGCTTGCGCCTGGAGCTGTGCGGCCGGTTCGCGGTGCTGGGAACGACGGAGCCGATGGCGGCGCTGGAGCTGGCGGCGGAATATCCGGACTGCCGGGTCGCTGCGACGAACATTCCCGACGAGACTGGGCTGGGCCTTCTCTGCCTCGCTCCGCGGCTGAATGCCCTGCTGCTGTTCGGGGTGAAAAAGGTTCCGGCGACGACGCTGGCGCATCGGGTGGTGCTGGACGATGGCACGGGATGTGTGGACCTGGTGCGCGAGGCGCTGCGCGGGCTCTCCGGGCGCAGGCGCGGGCCGGAGCGACGGGCGGTGAAGCTGGAGGGCTCGGCGACGCTGCTGACGCTGCTGGAAGAGATGGATGTGGGCCGGGCAGATCCCCGCGGCGAACGAAGGACGTTCGCGGCCGCATGAAGCCGGCGGGTCAGTGCCGCTTCTGCCAGTGCACGGCGGAGTGCCCCTGCAAGCTGGCCAACGGCGATGAGTGTTGTTTTGTGACGAAGCTGGCGAACCGATGCACCGCGCCAGCCTGTGTTCGGGCCTTTGAGCGGGAGCGGTATGTGGAGTTCGTCGCAGAGATGGCGCGATCGCGGAAATATGCAGAACTCAGCCGAAAGCTGAAAGAGGCACGTCGCGCAAGGCGAAGGAGGAAAGCAGCATGACATTGGCAACAGTAATTGTCCATTGGCCAGGGAAGGACGGAGCTGCGTGCGACGCGTGCGCGGCGAAGCTGAGAACGCTGGCCGGCATTCTCGGATTTTCTGTGAGTTCCACTCCCTGCGTGGTGCCTCTTGCCTGCCAGAGCTGTGAGAACGAGGAGAAGAATCGATGATCACGGCACGCAAGGGGAAGCTGAAGTGGGAAGACCTGCCGCGACGCCGGCCGATCGCGACGCCGCGGCCGTGGACGCCGGAAGAGATGGCCGTGGCGTGCGTGGCGACCGCGGTGGTGGCGTTCCTTGGATTTCTGACCGTGCTGGGCGGCGTCACGTTCTGGCACCGGCTGGCGGGCTGAGCGATGTACGAGCAGACCCAACTTCTGGAGGCCGTGCTTGCGCGCCTCTCCCACCTGGAACGAACCATCAACCGGATTCTTGAGGAACTTTGCGCCATGTCGACGACAGCCGTAACCCGCGACCAACTTGATGCAGGGATTGCAGCCCTGCAGACCACCTTCAGCAACGGAGTGCAGACCCTCCAGACGGCCATCAGCGACCTGCAGGCGAAGATCGCCGCCGGCACCGTGACTACGCCGGAGGACTTCACTGCCGAGCTCAACACCCTCAACGGCATTGCCAGCAGCTTCTCCGCCGAGGTGACCGCGGCGCAGGCTGCCGATCCGGGCGCGCCCGCCAGCCCGGGCACGCCGAGCGCTCCGGCCAGCGGATCGTAATCGAGATTCTTCGCGCGGAACGGACCCGCGACGAGGACAACTCTGGCCCGGCGGGGCGGATAGACGCTCCGCCGGGCTGGAGAGTGATTTGAGGAAAGGAAGTGAGATGGAAAATCCCGAAGCCCAGCCCATCACGATCGAGAACGTTTGCGGAGGCGCGATGGTGGAAGCCTTCGAGATCAGCCTGCGCAAGTGCCTGACCAACATCATGGATCCCAACACCGACGCGCGGCGCAAGCGCGAGGTCCGCCTGACCCTGACCCTTCACCCCAAAGACGACCGCGTCACGGTCAACTGCGAATTCGACTGCACCGAGAAGCTCGCGAGCATGATCCCGGTGGAATCGACGCTCTTTGTGGGCAAGGATGCCGAAGGCACGCTCTATGCGCTGACCGAGGATCCGCGCCAGATGAACATCTTCACGCCGCCCGCGCCGCGCGAAGTTCCCGCGCCGATTCAGTTTGTTGGTTCGAAGTAAGGCCCCCAACGTTTTCGCAACCCGCAGCGCCCATCCCGATTTGAAAAGAGAGTCCCATGCTGGAAGAGCTGTTCGACAAAATCGCCGAAGTATTCAAGAAAGAAGAGCCCGTCACCACCGTCATCGACGGCAAAACCTACGCCATCCGCGAGAACCGCACGCTGGGCGACTATGTGCGGCCTCCCGCCGACCTGGAAGCGCCGACGCTGAATGTGGTGACGCTGAGCGGATTCGTGGACGCCTACAACGCGAACATTGACGAGTTCCCTGCTGGCGTCGCAGTGCAGGCGGAGAACTTTGACAGTGTGGCGCTGGTCTCGATGAAGGCCGATGAGTTTGGACGCCGGCATGTATGGCTGCGGCGAAGGCGCGTGAGGAGAATCCCTTCAAGTTTGGCGTGTACCAGCAGATTGAGGACTTCCTGATCGCATTGCAGGCAGGATTCGTGCCCTCGGAAAACACGGCGGCGCTTTCGCGTCTTTGCTCCAGCGTGACAGCGGGCAACTCGGTCGCAGTTGCGGACGACGGCATCTCGCAGAAGGTGACGGTGACGGAGGGGACGATGCAACGCGGCGAAGTGACTGTGCCGAACCGTCTGCCGCTGGCGCCGTATCGCACCTTCCGCGAGGTCGATCCCGTGGCCAGCGACTTCCTGATCCGCATGAGGCCGGTGAAGGACAACCTGCCCACAGTGGCGCTGCTCGAGGTCGACGGTGGCCGCTGGAAGCTCGACACCATCCTCAGCGTCGGCGCATGGCTGAACGCGAACCTTCCGTCTGATGCAACCGTCATCGCCTGAGCCATGGACTATAAAGCGCCGAGTGAGCTGTGCAGCCAGGGCTGCGGCAGGCCTCGGCGCGAGAGGCAGCGGTTGTGCCAGGAGTGTCATGCGAGCTACATGCGCGCGTGGCGCAAGGGGCACAAACGCGCCATGGCGAAGGTAGCCGAGGCGCTGGCGGCGGCTGGGATTCGAGTACCGGAACTGGGCCGCAACCAGGGGCGAACGTGATGGCGAAGGCGGAGGGGGCGGGGATGGTGATAGGCGTTCGAGAAGCGGCGGAGTACCTGGGCGTGAGCATGGATACGGTCTACCGCTATGTGAACGAAGCCGCCATCCCCGGCTTCAAACTCTGCGGCCGGTGGCGCTTTCACCGCGACCTGCTGGACAAGTTTATGCGCGACCAATCGAAACGAGGGGTGAGACGTGGCTGATGACGAAAAGTGCGTGGAGTGCGGTGCGGATTCGATAGGTTACTGCGAGAACTGCGACGCTCCCATATGCGATGACCATGAGAGCGGAGAATACGACGACATATGCACATGCAAAGATGCGGATGCCTGTTCGCGTCGGATTGAGGCGAAGGAGAGCAAGCGTGGCTAAGGCGGTGATACGGACCTTTACCGGGAAGATGATCGACCTGGAGAACCCGAAGATCGAGCAGATCGACATTCGCGACATCGCGCATGCCCTGGCGCAGATCAACCGGTTTACCGGGCACACGCGCACTCCCTACAGCGTGGCGGAGCACTGCGTGCTGGGCAGCGAGATCATTCGCGGGGAGTTCGCGCTGGAGTTTCTGTTGCACGACGCGGCCGAGGCTTACCTGGGCGATGTGAGCGGGCCGCTGAAGAGGTTGATGGGTGGCCGGTACGGCGAGTTCGAAAGCCTGTGGATGGGTTGCGTCATGGAGCGGTTCGACCTGGACCCCGGCTCCGACGACTCGACGCTGTACGAGGTGGAACGCGTCGACCGGCTGATGCTGAGCTGCGAGCTGGATGTGCTGATGGGCTGCCGGATGCCGATTGCCGAGCGGCAGCGGCAGCAGCCGGATGGCTGGCGCGCGATGCAGATGCTGGAGCGGCGCAGCGGCGAGTTTGCGGAGTCGCGCTTCCTGGCTCGGTATGAGGAGTTGCAGATGCGGCGGCATTGCATGCAGCGGACGCGCCCGAAGGCGCAGGAAGCGGGCGCGAGATGAGCAGCATGGACTGGCTCAGATGGATCGATTTTTGCCTGATTTGGGGTGCCGCAGCCCTCGCTTATGAGTGGCTTGTGCCGCATCATCACGCGTTCCTGGAGATACTCTGCTCTCTTGTCGTCTATGCCATCCACGTCTCGCTTGTGCGCGGAAGGGGGGCGAAGTAGATGGCCACTCTTTGGTGTGTTCCGTGCGGAGCGGATAGGCGACATATCCCGGCCACGGTGGATCTCGACGGCGATCCGATGTGCCGTGCCTGCGCCGACTACCTGCAGAACGCGATGGTGAAGGGAGGCCATGCGCGCCTGCCGGAGACGCCGATCGTGGCCAAGCCGCAGGCCGTCGCCGCGCCCGCGCTGTGCCCGCATGGGTGCGGGAGGCCGGCGCGGCATCGCGGCCGCTGTGCCGGAGCGGGGCGTCAGGCGCGAAACGAGGCGCGCGAGCAGCTGATCGAGAAAACGCTGCCGCCGCTGAAGAGCCCGGAACTCGACATCCCGGTGCGGAGATATGTGCCGGGAGAACGGCAGGCGATCGCGGAGATTCCCGCGCTCGTCAGGCTGTGCGCGCAGGGGTGCGGGCGGCCGGTGCATCTGGGCCGGTGCTTTGGCGTGAGCCAGGCCTGCCACCTGACCCAGGAAGAGCGAGCCGCGCGGGCGAAGAAGGCGGCGGCGGTGCGGCGCGAGCATACGGGCTCGGCGAACGGGCACGACGCGCTGGAGTGCGAGGTGGTGGACGAGGAGGCGCTGCCCAGCGTGGATGCGATGAAGTTTCGCCGGGCGGGAAGGCTGGGGAAGATCTGGGACAAGCTCGATGAGCTGGAGCCGCCGAAGTATCTGAAGATTGTGAACCGCGACCGCAACCATCTGGGAACGACCTCGCGGGAGCTGCGCAAGTCGGCGAAGAAGATGGGCGTGGTGCTGGAGCTCGAGCCGCGCGGGACGTTTCTGTTTGTGCGCTACAAGGCCTTGCATGCAGCGGATGCGCCTGATGGCGCAAGGGCGGGAGCGCGGGCATGAGTCAGACGACGGGGATCGAGTGGACGGACGCGACGTGGTCGCCAGTGCGGGTGCGGGTGAAGCCGGATGCGGCGGCGATCGCGGAGGCGAAGGGCTACACCTCACTGGTGCAGATTGCCGCGAAGATGGCCGGGCGTGTGGGGCCGCACTGCGAGCATGTGTCGCCGGGCTGCCTGAACTGCTACGCCGAGACCAACAATCACCGCTGCCTGCCGGGCAATGGCACAGGGCTGCCCTATGAGCGGCGCTCGCGCGACCTGGTCGACGCGTTTGTGGACGAGAGAATTTTGCTGCAGCCGCTGGGCTGGAAGAAGCCGCTCAAGATTTTTGTGGAGAACCAGAGCGACCTCTTCGGCGAGTGGGTAACGGACGGGATGCTGGCCCGCGTCTTCGCGGTGATGGCCCTGTGCCCGCAACACACGTTCCAGGTGCTGACCAAACGGCCGGAACGGATGCTGGCGTATCTGAGCGACGACATGCAGCAGATGAATGCAATGTGCGCGGAAGATGTTCTGTTCGGCCAACTGACGGATGGCGCGGGAACGATGGGTCATTCGTGGCCGCTCCCGAACGTGTGGCTTGGCGTGAGCGTGGAGCGCCAGCAGGAAGCGGACGAGAGGATTCCGCTGCTGCTGCAGACGCCGGCGGCGGTGCGGTTTATCTCGGCAGAGCCGCTGCTGGGGTTCCTGGATCTCACGCAGGATGGAATCTCGAATGGAGACTGTATTCACTGCTCCGACGGATCACAGGTCGAATCGGACACGAACGCGAATGGCTGCAGCCGCTGCGATGGTACGGGGAAGAGCGACGAGATCGCGCTCGACTGGGTGATCTGCGGTGGGGAGAGTGGGCCGGGCGCGCGGCCGATGCATCCAGAGTGGGCGCGGAGCCTGCGCGATCAATGCGCGACCGCCGGCGTGCCGTTCTTCTTCAAGCAGTGGGGCGAGTGGATCGGCTTTACCGGTGAATGGAGGGCAGTCGAAGACGGCTCGCGCACCTTTGCATTTCCGGATGGCTGGAATTTCTCAGACCGTGCGGAGGCGCGCACGTGGAGTGACGGCGTTGCGGTCCGCGTGGGCAAGAAAGCCGCCGGAGCTCTGCTGGATGGTGTGGAGCATCATGCCTTCCCGGAGGTGCGCGCGTGAGACGGAGCGAAGATCACGTAACGATCATCGATGGGTGCGTGAAGGACTGGCGATCCATCGTGGACGACTGGCCGGTCGCTGATCCAATGATCACTCTCGAGCGCCTGCAGAGTGCTCACACATTCCTGCGCCGGCGAATCGGGCTGGACGTGCCGCGCGATGAGATGCAGGCCCTGATGGATGCTCAGGCCCTCCTGCTCAAAGTTCGTTTCGCAGTTCTGAATGAAGCTGAGCGTGTGTGGCGTGCGTTGGACCCGGAGGTGCGCGCGTGAAGGTCCGTGTGAGCTACGCCAAATGCTCGTTCTTTGCCTCGGGGCTCGGGCCGATGGAATGCCCGCTCTGCAAAGCGGTCGTTCCGGATGGGCAGCGCCATGTCTGCGAGCAGCAACTCTCGAAGCCGCGCAAGCGGAAGAAGCGGGAGCGTGCCGCATGAGCCATGCGCTGGTGGCGAATATTCATCGGGGGCAGCGGTACGACGTGTACATCGGCAGGCCACGTGCCGGGAGTCCAGCATGTTCCGGACGATCCCCGTGGGGGAATCCGTTTGTGCTGGGCAGGGATGGCAACCGCGAGCAGGTGATCGCGCTGTATCGCGAATGGCTGCCGCGCCAGACGGAGCTGATGCGGCGGCTGCCAGAGCTGCAAGGCAAGGTGCTGGGCTGCTTCTGCGCTCCCCTGCCCTGCCACGGCGACGTGCTCGCCGAGCTGGCTAATCGAGGGTGTGAAGGGCAAGGGGATTTGTTTGGAGGCGAAGGATGAAGGATAAGGTTCTGCGCGTTGCGTCTCGCCGCGCCCAGACGGCGGAGCTGGCCCTCTATGACGATCAGTTTCGCTTCGGGCTGCGCGTTGGGGAGTTTCGATTCGGCAGGTCGATGCTCTGGCATGAGACGCAGAGAACGGCGACCTGGTATCCGGGCACTCGGTTGTTCGCGATTCTCTGGAATTCCATATGGGGATTTCGTCGCAGAGCTGCGCTGCTTCGCGACGGGAACGGGTTCATTGAGCGGCAGATGACGAACGAAGCTGGAGGCGAAGGATGACGATTACTCAGGAACTGCGCGGACGGCCGGTTACGAATCAGGAAGCACAAGAGGCGTGCAGGCGGCTGATCAATTCGTACTTTCACAACAAAGATCAAGCGCGTTGCTCCATTCCTGCGTCGCCCTCGGATGATGATGTTTTGCTCTCCGACTATCTGGGCGAGGTTGGCCCTGAAGCGGAGCATGCTGCCGAGATGACGCTCGAACTGGGACGGGCGCGTCGGCACGGTGACAAGTTCGCGAGTCTGCACGAAGCCTATGCGGTCATTCTCGAAGAGCTCGACGAGATATGGGAAGTCACGCGCCAGAAGCGTCGCGACCGAAATGGTGAAGAGCTTCGCAAAGAGTTTGTGCAGCTGGGCGCGATGGCGATGAAGGCTCTGCTGTCGCTGGAGAATTTCACTGGGGGCGAAGTCTAGCAACGGTGGGATAGCAAGCAACACGGTGTGAAGGATGTTGGCGCGTAGCGCGTCGGCTGCATGCAATGCCCTGCATGCAATGCCGGAGGTGTGTGTGATGCGGTTTGGTGCAATGTCAGGAAGTCCTCAGCTTTGGCGAGGTGCGGGCGTGAGCTTAGCGCTGGAGGGCTGCGAATTGTTCCGGGGTGAGCTCGAGGAAGAGGCCGCCGCGTCCTTTGTGGAGGGCGGTGTCGAGGGCCTGGCGGTCCTCCAGGGTGAGGCGCGTGGGGGTGCGGGCGATGAGGTCGCGGATGGCCTGCTCGGAGAGCGCGGAGCGGCGGCGGCCGAGGGCGCGGTCCAGGGTGGGCGGGGAGAATTGCAGGATCCAGCGCTCGCCGCGATCTCCGTCGCCGCGCACGAAGAAGCTGAAGTAAACGCGGTGGGTGAAGGCCATGGGCAGCAGTGTAGCGACGCAATCGTTGTCCCGCAGGCGTCGTTCCTCCAAGCCTACCGCGAAGCGAGGGGGGTGAGGCCGTGAATCGGGTTATTTTCAGTTCGGCTAGCGACGAGTGGCCCACCCCGATAGAGGTGTACGAGGCGCTGCATCGTGAATTCGGGTTTGACTTCGATCCTTGCCCCCTTGGTGGCGATGTCGACGGGATATCGAGTCTCTGTGACTGGGGCGGACGTCGCGTGTTCTGTAATCCTCCCTATTCGAACATCCGGCCGTTTTTGGAGCGATGGAAAGAGACATCGCTCGCTGTATACCTCATCCCGGCACGGACGGACACCCGATGGTTCCACGAGGTCGTTATGCCGCATGCGACGGAGATTCGATTCCTTCGTGGCCGGTTGAAATTCGGGGGTGCGAAGACTGACGCTCCATTCCCTTCGATGCTCTGTATTTTTCGAGGAGAGTCGTGAGCGACGAGCTGAAGCACTGGCAGATCATGGATGCGGTAGACCAGAGAGGCCCGCGGGAGCCTTCGCCGCGGGCGGTGCTGCGCAAACTGGCGCGGCACTGCGACAGCGAAGGCACCACCTTCGTCGGCATCGTGAGGATCTGCGAGAGCACCTGTCTGGCCAAGGCCACCGTGCTGCGCGCGCTGGCCTGCCTGGAACGCCAGGGATGGATCCGCATTGAAGAACGCGCGGTCCGGGTGGAGACGCCGCGCGGGTTCGAGCGCAAGGGCAATCTGTACCGGTTGAGCCTGGTGAAGCTGGGGTTGGCAGTGGAGAAGAAACAGTGGCGTGACGAGGGCTACGGCCCGGCGCCGGCGTTGCCTGCGGGGGACGAAGGACGCGATGACGAGGGAGGACTCCCGGTCGCGAGGAAGCCTGTGGGATGGAACCGCGAAGCTGACGAGGGTGTTTACCCGGGCGACGCGAAGCAGAAAACGGTGCCCACGGCGCCTGTGCAAACCTCGTCGGCGAGGTCTCTTTGGCGCGGCGGCGAGGTCTCATTGGAGGCTCGGCGAGGTGTCATTGGGGGGGCCCCTTTAATGAAGAAGAAAGAACAAGAGAAGCCTGAAGAAGAACACCCCCCGTACGCCCCCCCTGGCCGCGGTGCGACTGTGGAAAGAAAACGCGGAGAGTCCCCGGAGCAGCCGGGGCGACCGGCGCAGCTGCAAAGACTGGCTAATGAATATCCGGGGTCCGGGCAGTTGCTGGCTTTCCCGAAGCGGCAGCGGCCGACCCGAGAGCCGCGGCGGGCGCCGTACGACAGCGTGCGCCAGACGCTGGACGGCGAGGAGGCAGCGTTGTGGGACGAGGCGACGCGGGTGATGCAGGCGTGCGGGGTGAGCCCGGAGAGCTCGGGACGCAAGGTGCGGCGAGCCGTGATGGAGGCCCTGCGGCTGGAATGCGAGAGGCCCGGTGGCGCGATCACGGCGGCCGGCGAGCTGGCGGTGCGGCGCTGGGACGAGTATCGCCGGATGGGCCACCTGCTGCTCTCGCCGCGCGGGGTGATGGGGTTCTTTGCGTCCGGCGAGTGGCTGAATCCCTCGCTGTGGCGGCTGACCCTGCAAGGGCAGGAGATCGCCCGTCGAGGACGATGGTAGGGCATTGCATGCAGCGGACGCGCTGCGCGCCAGATACAAAAAAACACTAAGGAGGAATCATGAAGAACGCAGCAGAAGGGGGAAAGCAAGTGGAGCGCGAGATAAAGCCTATGAAGGTTGTCCCATTACTCGTGGGTGATTGGACACGAGACGAGTGGGAAGTTGCAGAACAAGCCGTTTTTAGTCTGCGAGGACAGTATCCGCCCGATTCCTTATCGGCGATTTACAGAGACATTGCTATCGGGTTACAGATCCGACTCGCCCGCACTGCTGGCACGCCCGAAACTGCGGCTAACGCGGTCTGGCTTTCGGAGTATCTCGATGAGGTCGGGGAGTGGAGACCTGCTCTAACGCAAGAGTGGTTCAGCGAGCAGGAGGGTATTGAACGCGCGCGACGTTATGCCGAGATTGGTGATAAGCGCCTGCGAATGTCACGATACTGGCGCACACCCGAAGCTGCGACCCTGAGTGATGACTTAAACGATGTTCTCGATGAAATGGACGAGTACTTGGACAACCGTCAAGACGCCGACTTTGAGGGCGAGCGATTCATCCCAAATAAAGAATTGAAATTGCTAGGTAGATTACGGATAGCTCGTCTTCCCGCGCCCCCATCCGGGGAACAGGGCCTACCTCTTGGGCAGGAGATCGCCCGGCGAGGACGATGGTGATGGCACCGCTGTGGTGGGTAACGAAGGATGGAGACCGTGATTGCATCGCGCTATACGAACGACACTACTCTGCACGCCGATATCGCGATGGGCGCGCGCGCCGTTTATTTGTGGGTCCGGGCGAGAAACTGGTGCTTCGGACCTGGGCCGGTGACGCTGCCTTCGGATGGCGCAAGTTCATCGATGGGAGTGGGCAGCAAGGCATCAATTGCAGTTTCTTCCGCAACGAATCGCCGCATCGCAGCTCGGAACTCATACGACAAGCGGATCTCATTGCTGACACGATCTGGCCTGATAGCCGGCACTATACCTTCGTCGATCCGCAAGCGGTCCGGTCACGGAATCCTGGCTATTGCTTCCTCTGCGCCGAATGGAAGCGAGACGGAGTGACGAAGGGCGGCCTCATAGTCCTGGCGCGCAGCGCGTCCGCTGCATGCAATGCCTAAAGAACACGGCGTTTGCCTAGGTTTGCGGACGTTTGCCTAGGAAACCCGAAACCGGGCTTGCGCGCTGCTCGGGCTGACGGTACGGTTGGATTCGTCCCCGGAAGATCGGTTGGATGAAGCAAACAATTTGACTCGGTGATGAGCCGAGCGCCGCGCTGCAGTCGAGGGCGCGAATGGGAGCCGCGAGAGGGAGCCAGCAGTAACCTAGTTCGCTTCGCCGTCTTCAGATTTCCAGCCAGTTAGCCGCTCAGGGCGCACGGCCCTCCACGCTATAGCGTGCGTCCCGCCCATCGAGCCAAACCGCAATCAACCGTGCTTCCGCTCGCGCACATAACCCATGGCGCGACCCAAACGAAGAAGTGCGTCCTCACAGAGAGGCCGCGAGAACCAGTACCTGCTGTTCGATGGCAACACAGCCCTCGGATGGCGAGTGACCCGGCGCATCAGTCTGCAGGACGGGGAGCGGATGATTGCTACCGGACATGCGCGGCCGGTGAACGACCATAACGGACTCCATGTCGGCTACCAGATGCAGCAGCCAGCGCCGGTGAAGAACGGCGTGCCGGCCAAGCCGACGCCTGCGCTGCTGAGCTCGCGGGAGATGGACCTGATCGCGGGTCAGGCCTTTGCGCATGGGAAGAGCCGGACGCATGGCCGGAGCGAGTTGGTGCGGCTGACACGAACGCATCCGTGGACCGGCAAGCTGCTGCCGGCAGAGGACGAAGTGGAACGAGCCGTCGCGAAACTGCTCGCGCTGACGCCTCGGCATCTGCAAAGCGCGGCGGCGAAGCTGCTGGCGATTTAGAGATACCCGCGAAGAGGTCTTGAACAAAATTCCTAGCCGCGAAGGGTGATGTACCGATCCGAAGCTGAGAGCTGAAGACGGAATCCGAGCGGGACTGCCGCTGGTCGATCAGCGGATGACTTGGGGAGCCGGTTCAAGACGAACCGGCCAAAAGTTCGGACATAATATACTTGACTAACCAGTGAGAAATCGGTATTGTCAATTCATGGCATAAGATGTCGGGGCAAGTTACACAACTCCTCTCTGCTGCTTTCACAACCTTTGCGGGGTCGGGTGAAAAGCAGGCGGTTAAAGACAAACGATCTTCAGCCTCTCAGAACATCGAGAGGCTTAGGTTCTTAAGGCGCAAAACGCCTCAAGGTGCTACGGACGATTACCTTCTGGGGGTGCCACGGAAGTGATGCAGTGAAATTGGCTAGGCCATTCGTTTCAGCACAAGGTGTCGGAACGTTGTAACCCTGGCCGGACTAGTTGATGGCTCTCGATGCTCTGAGTTGGGGAAATTCTCAGAGCTTCCTCGTCAAACGGGTAGAGCCCCTCAACACAGGCAAGAGTACCGGAAAAACCAGTGGAAAACCCGGCAACTTTAATGGAATCAATATTTTAAAGTTCGTGGCAGGAGCCAAGCTGGTTACCCAAGTATGTTATGTCCAAAAGTTCGCAGCGGCGGCGTGGAAGGACACGCCTGGTTATAGAGGTCTGACTCGGCAGCCGTAAACGCGGTTCACATACTGCTTACTGACGTAGAGTCTCCAGCCGTAAACCCGGAGCCGGTGTCGAATCCGGCCCGCTGCGAAAGATTTCAAGGGTTGGGCGGCGCAGGGGTGCGCGCGTCCCGGCGATGCGGGCAGGAGCAGAGGTGGGCTGCAATCCAGCGCAGCTCCTGCCTGCAACACTTTTCGGCTTGATTGCGCGAGGGCCCCAATGGAGGCAACGACCGAAAGAAAACGCGATTGGATCAGCATTCTGGGTCCGACGGCGTTGGGCCTGATCGTTTCGCTGGCGACCACGGCGGGCGGTGCGGCCTGGTACTTCGGCAATGTGAACAGCCGCCTGAATGCGCTTGAAGATCGCGTGAAGGTGCAGGAAAACACGACGGTGACGCAGCGGGACCTGACCCAGCGCGATACGCAGCAGCAGCTTTTCCAGCAGGAGTTGAACCTGCGGCTGAACCGGATGGACGACAAGCTCGATCAGGTGCTGGAAAACCAGGGACACCGAAGGAATCCGTAATCATGGCCACGCTGACCACCAAAGACGCCAGCCCGGTGTCTCAGGTTGTTTCCACGAAGCGACCTAAGCGAGTTCTTTTGCATCCGCAGTACGGCGGAGTGCGCATGAAGCCGAAACCAACCCTTGAACAGTTAGATCGGAGATAGTAATGCATTACAAAAATGGACGCGCCGCGAAAAACGGAGACAAAGTTGTGCTTATACCGAGCTACGGGTCTCCAGTCGTCGGCATTTTGTATGACGCCACAGCCGGGAACGATTATTGCAATGGGAAAATCGCGCCGATTCTCCCGAATGACCCATGTCCGAACCTCAAAGAATGCTTGCATCTCGACGATGTTCTGGGTGCGCTGCCGACCGAAATCCCCGACACAACGGCCTAACCCCCAAAACCCCCGATTCGCAAAGGCAAATGACATGGCCACGCTGACCACTAAAGACGCCAGCCCGAACCTGCTGCGCTTTCTGGACCTGACGGCGTGGAGCGAAGGCACGTCCATCAGCCCGCTGACGAAGTGCGATGGCTATGACGTCATCGTGAGCGGGATCTATGGCGCGGCGGTGTTTGAGGACTTCAGCGATCATCCGTTTGCGAAGGGACGGGCGCCGCAGATTGTGCGCTCCAATCCGCTGCTGCGGTCGACGGCTTCCGGACGCTACCAGCTGATGCTGCACTGGTGGCTGGCCTACAAGGAAGAGTTGAAGCTGACGGACTTCTCGCCGCGGTCGCAGGACCTGGTGGCCGTGCAGCAGATCCGCGAGCGCAATGCGCTGAAGCTGATCGATGGCGGCAACTTTGCGCAGGCGATTACGGCGTGCTCGAACCTCTGGGCGAGCTTTCCCGGCAACAGCTATGGGCAGGCCGGCGGCCACACGATGGTGGCGCTGCTGGGGAGATTGCAGGGGATCGTGGCGCCGGCGCCGTCGATGGCCGGAGTGGAGAGAGTCTGAGCATGTTCTTCATTTTCTATGTGGCGCGCTGGTTCATTACATGGAGTGGATATGCGTCGGCCAAGTCTTAGTCGGTTCGCGTGGTTGCTGGTGAGGTTATTTCAGTGAAGCGAATCGTTCTCTGCGTTGGTGTGCTGCTGTTTCTCGCCGCAGGCGTTCTGCCCGTCATGGCAAATGACCAGCCGGGAAGCCTGGTGGTGCAGGGCGAGTATATGACCACGACGGGCTGCCTCGCCTTCCTGAACGATGCGAAGACGCTGAGGACGGAAGGGCTGTGCAGTTTCTCGGTGATTGCTGAAGGCGTGAAGCTGACGGACCTGGAGTGCCACTCCAAACTGAGCGGCTATATCGGCTCAGCCATCCTCGACACCATTGTCGACTGCACCTACAGCCCGATCAGAAAGCTGAGCAAAGATCCAAAAACGCCGGACCTAAAGGACGGGGAGACTCTGTTTCCCGAGCTGAGCCTTGGCCCGGATGGATGTCTCGCCCAAGTGAACAATCCAGGCAACATGGACGTCCTGGGCAAATGCGGATTCAATGTGGTGCTGCTCTCCCTGGCCGTGCCGAATATCACCTGCAGTGTAAAGGTCGGCGGCGGGAATACGACGGTGGCGTGCAGTTATCCCCCGGTGGATCCTGCGGCGAAGGTGAAGAAGGACAAATGAAACTGTATCTCTATCGCACGGAGCGAAACTATCACGGGACGCAGCAACGCGGCGAGTTTTCGAACGGGCAGACGGTTACAGGTCCAAAACTGAGATTCCTAAAACTGCGCCGTGACACTCCCGGCGTAAGCTGGCGAGTCATTTTCTATCGTCCCAGCGGTGCATGCATATTTCTCGACATCCTCAGCAAGTTGAGGAGTCCGAGCTAAGTGGACACGCGGTTTATCCAATGCCTGGCGACTTCCATTCTGTTCTTCGGATGTGTCTGCGTTGGGGCTGCCGACAAATACAACTGGCGCGATCTGGCCAACGCGGGCAATACCGTGATCGGCGTGGGTGCGGGGATTCTGACCGGCCAGAAGTTGGCCAGCTATACGAGCAAAGATGGATCGGAATTGAACATCAACCCGATCCCAAAAGTGTGACGGGCGAAAGCCCGAAGGAGAACAAAATGGCGAACAAAGTGGAGACGTTTTTCGAGCAGCTGGTAGCGAAAGTAAAATCGACGTTCAAGAAATCGCCCGCGATTGCCGTGCTGATTTCGAGCGTGGTGAACTATCTGGCTCCGTTTGTGGAAGAGCTGGACACGCTGGTGCTGCCGGAGGTTGCGCCCATCCTGAACCCGATCATCGACAAGATCAAGACGGGCCTGGCGGCGCTGTCGCTCACGATCACCGACTCGAGCGCTGCAGGCAAGGCGAATGTGGTTTCCATCCTGAACTCGATCAACAGCAACGTGGCTTCGCTGGAATCCGCAGCGCAGATCAAGGATCCGGCCACGCAGCAGAAGCTCGCCAGCATCGTGCAACTGATCACCGGCGAAGCGACGGCGATTCAGTCACAGCTCGCTCTGGGCTCGTAGACGACCTTTTGAGCCCAGCCAATGACTTCACCCCTATCGAAGCGCGAAGATCAGATCGTCGAGCTGGTCAAGCGGGGTCATCAAAACTCTTCGATTGCCGCGACACTTGATATCTCGATCGAGACGGTCAAGCGTCATCTTTCCAACATCTTCGAAAAGATGGATGTTGGGAACCGAGTGGAACTCGCAGCCAAAAACAATATCAACCTCAGCGTCGCCGTGGCTGCCTTTGAGCAAATCAGTTCGCTGACGGCTCTCGGCGCGCGGCCTGTGCGGTGGTACCGGCCGAACGAGCGAAAACCGGTTGCCAACGTTTCGGTGCGTTTGCTGGTGCGCACCCATGACGACGGAGCGATTCACGAGGTTGAATCGGTTTACGGAAACGGCAAATTCTCGGTTCGCCTGGGCGATGAATATAGAGAAGTGTGCGGCAACGTGCTCGCGTGGACGAGCGCGCTGATTGCAGATAACGCGATCAAGCCGGGACGGCGTTTGCTTCCAGAGGCGTCGCGTGAACAGGTTCGCGCGGTGCTGAAGCGGTGCAAGGGGAATAAGTTTCAGACGGCGCAGGCGCTGGGCGTTTCACGCAGCACGCTCTATCAATGGCTGGGCCAGATGGAGGCTTCCGAATGAATCGTGCTATCCAGATCGCGAAGTTGATCGTGCTGCTGACTGCGGCTGCGTTTCTGCTGGCTGGAACGCTGCTTGCGCTGCAGGCGCGCGAGTTGATGGACGATGCGGTCAACGGGTGGGATGCGATCGCTCAGCATGCGGTGGCGATTGAGCAGGACGCCGACGACACGGTGAACGATGCGCACACGGCGGTGCGATTGACGCCGAAGCTGATCGACGATGCAAGGCTTTCGTTCAAGAACCTTAACAGCGCGGCGCTGGATGAGCGTTTCTATTTTGGGACGCAGGTGCCGGCGACGATGAGCCGTGTGGATGCGGTGATCGATCAATCGCAAACCATGCTGGCAGCGTATACGCGGACGGCGGACACACTGAGCGTTGCGGCCACTGGGCTGCTGCCGGTGGAGACGAATGTGGCGAAGGTCCTGACCGACAGCGATGTTGTGATTGCCGATCCGAAGATTCCGGCGCTGCTGGCGCATGCGGATGAGGCCATGGCGACGACGGCGGACACGGCCAAGCATGTGGATGCGACCAGCGCGGATGTTCAGAAAGCGGTGCACACGTATCTGCATCCATCGTGGGCGTCGCGAGTGACGAACTGGGTGGTGACGGCAGGACGAGCGCTGGGAAGCTGGCTCTGAGATTGGCGTGGTGCGCGTTTCTGATAGAGCGCGGAAGAGAACGACGGAGATCTGAGTTGCCGAAGCAGATATGCAAAGGGCGTCCAGGATGCCCTGGTCTGGTTGACAGTGGAGTATGCGAAGAGTGTCGCGAGCTGGGATATGCGAAGGAGAATCGGCCGAACGCAGCGGCGCGTGGCTTCGATGGGACGTGGGCGAAGTATAGCCGGGGAAGGCTGAAGCAGCATCCGCTGTGCGAGGGGTTGCGCGTGGAGATTGGTGGCGCGATCGTCATCAATACTCATCCGGGAAGGAAGGTTGCCGCGGTTGCTACGGACCATATCCTGCCGCATGAGGGCCAAGCTGATCCGCTGTTCTGGGACCCGGAGAATCATCAGTCTGCATGCAAGAGCTGCCACAGTGTGAAGACGGCGAAAGAGGACGGCGGGTTCGGCAGAAAGAATGCGCGCACGCAAAGAGCGACGAGTTTGAGCGCGCGCTGAGCTGCATGGTACGACCGGGGCGGGGGTAAATCTCCAGGGCTTTCAAACCTTAGACCGTACCCGAACGGTGTTGGTGTTTCCCCAAAATTCAGGTTTTTGGGAAGGAAAACAGGAAATCTGGGGGGTCGCGCGAAGGGGTCCCGGTAGCAGCCGAGGGCTGGAGGGCCCGTTCTCGCGCGAGGGCGAGGCCTTCCCTTGGGGCGCAGAAACGAGAAGCGAATTATGGGGAGACCGCCAAAGCCGAAGGCCGTGCTGGAGATGACCGGCGCCGGGCGGAAGAACCCCGCGCGTCTGAAAGCGCGTGAAAACGAGCCGGAGCCGACCGGACCCATCGGGCTGCCGCCGGCGCACTGGAAGAAGCCGTGCAGCATCATGCCGGGCGCGCGGGAGGCGATCTGGGCGGAATATGTGGCCGAGGCGCTGCCTGGCGTGCTGGGCAACAGCGATCGCAAGCTGCTCGAGATGATCTGCGAGCTGACCCTCGACGCGCGGCACTTCTGGAGCGGCCAGGCGCGTGCGCGGGCGGAGCTGGCGAAGCTGCTGCCGAAGCTGGGGATGACGCCGGTCGATCGAGCACGGGTGACAGTGCACAAGCCGAGCGGGCCGGCGATGGGCAGCAAGCTGGCGATGTTTCAGGGACGTAAGAAGGCTGGATGACGGTCGTGGAAGACACGGCGACCGCCGGCAACGGTGGGGAGGGGGTGATCGTCGAGAGAGCCGCGAAGAAGGCTCGCAAGCCTCGAGGTCCGAAGCTGCACCCGGCCGAGCAGTATTTGGAAGACATTCGCGACGGCAAGATCGTCACGTCGAAATATGTGAAGATGGCGGTCGATCGCCACTTCCGGGACCTGAAGGAGGGACACGAGCGCGGGATTTACTTCGATCGCGACGCCGCGATCCACTTCTTCGACTTCTTCTCCGAGTTCCTGCAGCACACCGAGGGCGAGTGGGACGGCCAGCCTTTCGTTCTGCATCCTTCGCAGGCGGCGAAGTGGTGGATCCTGTATGGATGGAAGCGCGCGGGTGGTTACCGGCGCTTCAGTATGGCGTTCGACGAGGAAGCCCGCGGCCAGGGCAAGTCGACGCAGGCCTCCGGCTTCTGCCTTTATGAGCTGGTAGCGTTCGGCGAGGCCGGCGCACAGGTTTACTCGGCGTCGACCGACAAAAAGACGGCGCGCCTTGTGTGGGACACTGCGGCGCTGATGGTGCAGCGCAATCCCGAGCTGCACGCGATCATCGAGCTCCGGCCCGGCGTCGCGAACATGCACATTCCGGGCACGGCTTCGAAGTTCGAAGCCCTGGCCTCAGAGCACGACAAGTTGATGGGCCTGCGGCCGTCGGCGTTCTGCATCGACGAGCTGCATATGCTGCCGAACAGCGATTTGCTCGACGTCCTGGTCTCGGCCATGGGCAAACGCAAGAATGCGCTCGGCCTGCTGATTACGAATTCGGGGTTCGACAGGAACTCCTGCTGCTGGAAGCAGCGCGAATATTCGATCCGCGTGCTCGAAGCCGCGATCGGGGAGGACCAAAGCTTCCAGGACGACAGCTGGTTCGCGTGGATCCAGTGCATCGACGATGAAGACGACTGGGAGGACGAAAAGTGCTGGCCGAAGGCCAACCCCATGCTGGAGTGCGGGGTGGTTTCGATCGAGAATCTGCGGCAGCAGGCTCTCAAGGCCAAGTTCGACCCTTCCTCGCTGAACGCGTTCCTGCGGTTCAGGATGTCGCGCTGGACCGATGGCGACGTCGAGTGGATGCCGATGGATCTGTGGGATAAATGCAAGGATCCGGTCAGCGAAGACGATCTGCGTGGACGATATTGCGTTGGAGGGCTCGATCTCTCCACGACGACAGACATGACGGCGCTGGGGCTGATCTTTCCGCCCACGCTGCAGGATGCGAAGTGGCGAGTTCTGGTGCGCTACTTCCTTCCAAAGGAGTCGATTCAGGAGAGGGTGAAGCGCGACCGGGTTCCCTACGACCTATGGGCGAAAGCGGGTCTCATCATTCTCACGCCCGGTCGCGTGGTGGACTACGGTTTCATCCGGAAAGAGGCTCGCCGGCTCGCAGATATCTTCGAGCTGAAGCAGATCTGCTTCGATCGCTGGAATTCGAGCGACATTGTGCGGGACCTCGAGGACGACGGCTTCGAGATGATCAAGTGGGGGCAGGGCATGTTGGACATGAATGCCCCGACGAACCGAATGAAGGAGCTGGTGCTGGAGCGGGAGATCGCGCACGGCGGCCATCCGATCCTGCGCTGGAATGCGCGCAACGTGGTGGTCGACATCGATGCCGCCGGGTTTATGAAGCCGGACAAGAGCAAGTGCCGGGAGAAGATCGACGGCATGCAGGCCGCGCTGATGGCGCTGGGCTATGGAATGCGCGTTCCGCTGCCGCAGTACACGCGGCCGTATGTGTTGTATGTGTGAGGCGAGTCGATGAAGCGTAGCGGAACGATGTCGATCGCCGGGCTGGTGGCTGCGGTGGGGTTGGGAATGATTGTGCGCGGGGTCGCGCTGGCGTGGCGGCCGGGCGGATGGATGCTGGCGGGCCTGTTGGTGGCCGCGCCGGCGGTGCTGGTGGCGTACTCGGCGTTTCGGGAGAGAGCTTGAACCTGGTCGAGAGCATCTTCCGCGGCGGATTTGGCCTGCGCGCGGATGTGACGGGGAATCCCGCACCCTATGACGACTTCTGGTATCGCCCGGTGGGCGGCCATGCGAGCTCGTCAGGGATGCGGGTGAGTCCGGAGACGTCAAAGCGGCTGGGAACTGTGATTGCCTGCGTCAGCTATCGCGGCAAGATGGTGGCGATGCTGCCGTGCAAGGTGCGCAAGGACCTGGCGGGAGGCGGAAGCAAGAAACTGCCGAAGCATCCCTGGGCGCGCGCGCTGACGATCGCGCCGAACCCGGTGCAGACGGCGTACGACTTCTATTACATGATGAACGCGCACGTGGATCTGCGCGGGAATGCTTTTGCCCGCAAGGTGATCGACGGAAAGAAGCGCGAGCTGTGGCCTCTACATCCGGACCGTATGAAAGTCGAGGTGCTGAAGAACACCGGACTGCCGATTTACAAGTATGAGAATCCGCTGACCAATGAGACCGAGACCTATCTGCAGGAAGAGATCCTCCATGTTCGCGACTGGAGCGACGGAATGTATGTGGGGCAGTCGCGGATCTCGATGGGGTTGGACGTGTTTGGGGGCGCGCTGGCGCGGCAGGATTATGCGGCGCGCTGGTTCAAGAATGACGCCCGCACCGGCCTGGTGATGACGGGGCTGAATTTCAAGACGAAAGAAGACGAGATCGCCTATATCAAAAGCATTCAGGAGGGGAATACTGGCGAAAATCGCGGAAGGACGATGGTTTTGCCGCCCGGTGCCGATGCGAAGAACCTCGGCGTGACGCCGGTGGATGCGCAACTCGTCGAGGGCGACAAGGCCAGCGATACCAAAATCTGCTCGATCTTTGGCGTGCTGCCGCATGCGGTGGGCGTGGATGCTGGAAAGGCCGCGACCTTCGCGAGTACCGAGCAGTTCAACATCATGAACGCGCAGCAATGCGTGCACCCCATGCTGACCATGTGGGAGCAGTGCATCCAGCGCGACCTGCTGGATGAGGAAGACGACGGCAGCTATGCGAAGTTCTCCATGGCGGCGCTGCTGCGCGGCGACAATGCGACCCGGTTTGCGGGCTATGCGATCGCGCTGCAGAACGGATGGATGAACGAGGACGAGGTCCGCGAGCTGGAGGACCTGAACCCGATTCCGGGCGGCATTGGGAAGACGTACTGGCGCTCGGCCAATGTGCTGCCGCTGGCGCAGCTCGAGGCTCCGGAGCCGAATGAGCCGGACAATCTGGAGGACGGCGATGCAGGCGACGACGGCGCCGGTGGGGATGGCAACGGAGCTGGCGATACGAAGCCGGTTCCGGCGAAGCCTGCTCCCGCAAAGAAGCCGAGCAAAAAAGCGGCCGCCAACGCGGCGCTGCGCGGGCAGTTGAAGATGCTGGCCACGGGCACGGCCGAGCGCTGTGTGCGGAGGGAGCGCTCGGCGGTGCTGCGGATGATCGAGCGGAGCGCGCAGTCGGGTGAGATTGCGGAGTTTTATGCGGAACACGCGCGATTCGTGATTGGAGCGTTTCACCTGGGCGCGCAGGCCAGTTTGACGGTAATGACGTCGTGCACGGCGCGCGGGCAGCAGCTCGCGGCGCTGCTGGCGGACGACGAGGACGAGAATGGCGACGCCGCGAAGGCCTGGATGGAGCAGGTTGCGGCGCGCGAAGCGGAGACCTTGATTTCGTTGGCTGTGGAAGGAGTGCAATGAGATACGCGAATATCCTGAGTGCGGTGTATGGCAATCTCTGGGCGATGCATCCAGAGCGCTTTGAGGCGATGTGCGCCTTCCTTGAGGTGAAAGCCTCTGGAGAGTTGCCCGCAATCGATGTCCAGGCAACAATTCATGCGGCGGCAGAGGTGCAAGCAGCGCGCGCGAAGGCCACAAACGCGGCGAGCAGCGGCACCGTTGCAATTCTTCCGCTCTATGGCGTCATCATGCAGCGGGGCAACATGATGGGCGATATTTCGGGACCGCGCGGCACCTCTGTGGAGCAATTCAAGGGACAGTTCCGACAGATGGTGAACGACCCGAACGTGAAAGCCATCGTGATAGATGTCGATTCGCCCGGAGGCACTGTCGCCGCGGTGGATGAGCTCACCAGTGAGATGTTTAGCGCGCGCAGCAAGGGCAAGCGCGTCATCGCGGTGTCGAACTGCCTGATGGCATCAGCGGCTTACTTCATCGCCAGCGCGGCAAACGAAATCGTAGCGTCGCCTTCTTCTCAGACCGGATCCATCGGAGTGTATGCCGCGCTGCGGGACGATACCGGGCTGCTGGAGAAGAATGGCATCAAGTACACGGTGGTGACGCATGGTGAGAATAAGGCCCTCGGCGATCCGCGCACGCCAACTACGCAAGCCGCGATCGATCAGCTTCAGGAGTTGGTGACGGCGGCCGGAAACGCATTTGACCAGGCGGTCGCACGCAATCGCGGTATCAGCATGAAACAGGTGCGCGACGCCTTCGGTCAGGGAAAGACGTTCACAGCGCAGCAGGCGAAGGCCATAGGCATGGTGGATAGGGTCGCTTCCTTCGACGATGTTCTCGCCGAGCTTGGCATCGATCCACAGGCGCTGCAGCAGTCGCGCATGAAGGCGGAGGCTGAACGCCGCGATCCGCAAGGCGAGACCGTTGCTCCCGTCGTCGAGGACGCCGAGCGGGAGCGCAAGGCCGCGCATCGTTCGCGCGAGCTGGAGCTGGCGGGAGTTTAGCCCCAAAACAAGGATTTGCCGGCGGCCGATGCCGCTGGCCCGGCGCGTTCACTCCGTAGCCCGATGGCTGTGGCTGGTGGCGTTTGACCTTTTTTGCATTTCCAACCGCGAACACCCCTGAAGGAGGGGACGATGACGCTCGCCATGTTGCAGATGAAGCAGGCGGAGGCGCTGGCCAAGGCCCGTGCGATCCATGAGAAGGCAGTCAGTGAGAACCGGATCACGACTGCCGAGGAAGACGATCAGTTCCGCGCGGCCATGGCCGAGGCGAAGAGCTATGACGGCAAGATCGCCGATGCCAAGGCCCTGGCCGACGCATCCCGCACCGCAGAGACGGTTTCGGCGACGGCCACGGGAACGCGCGCCAGCGTGGGCCACAACCGCGCCGAGGACAAGCCGTGGGAGTCGTTTGCGGACCAGATGAAGGCCATCCGCACGGCTGCCATGACCCCGCACGCCACGGATGCACGTCTGCTGGCGGCGCAGGGAGCGAACGAGGCGGTGGATGCTGAGGGCGGCTTCCTGGTGGCCCCGGAGTTCTCCGCGGAGATCTTCCGGCGCATGTTCGCGGCGGACGAGGTGGCGAAGCGCTGCCGGCAGCAGCCGATGAGCAGCAACCGGCTGGTGATCAACGGAGCCAACGACGCGAGCCGCGCCGACGGAGCCCGCAACGGCGGCATCCAGGCGTTCTGGACCTACGAGGCCAAGAACTTCACGGCCACGAAGACCAGCTTCCGCCAGATTGCCCTGCAGGTGGACAAGCTGACGGCCCTGATGTATGCGACCGACGAGCAGCTCGAGGACGGGCCGGCCTGGGAGTCGTATGTCAACGAAGTGGTGCCGGACGAGATCAACTTCAAGATCGGCGACGCCATCTTCAACGGCCCCGGCGTCGGTGGCGGACCGCTGGGCATCGCGAACTCCAACGCGATCCTCGCGATCGCGGAGGAGAGCGGACAGACGGCAGCCACCATCGTGACGGCCAATGTGCTGAACATGTATGCCCGCATGCCGGGCTACCTGCGCGGCGGAGCGGCCTGGTTCATCAACCAGGACTGCGAACCGCAGCTCTGGAACCTCACCCGCGGTTCGGGCACGGCGGTCGAGCTGCTGTATACGCCTCCGGGGGCGCGCGGCAACCTGACCAGCTTCGGCATGCTGCTCGGGCTGCCGGTGGTCCCGATCGAATATGCGGCGACGCTGGGCACGCAGGGCGACATCACGCTGGGCGCCTTCAACCAGTACATGCTGGGACGCAAGGGAGGCCTGAAGGTCGATTCGTCGATCCATGTGGCCTTCGTCACCGGCGAGCAGGCCTTCCGCTGGCAGCTGCGGATCGCGGGCGAGTCCCTGTGGGACAAGCCGGTGACCCCGAAGAACGGCAGCAACACGCAGTCGCCGTTCATCCAGCTGGCGACCCGCTCGTAAGGCGCGCCCACGAAACCCGGGGCGCTTCGCGAACCAGCATCGCCCCGGATTCCCTCTCTTCGCATTCTCACTGGCCCCACGAGGGCCGAAAGGAAATCATTGTGAGCGCAGATCGGTTTTTCCTCGCACAGTCCGGGCATGTCGCCATGCTGCTTCCCCCGGTCGATGCCACGGGCGGCAAGCACTCCGTCGCCTTCAACTTCAGCAAATACAGTCACGCCAGCCTGATCGTCGGGTTTGGCGTCACCGCCGCAGCAGTCACCGACTTCATCCTCGAGGCGTGCACGGCGCAGGATGGAACGGGCGCCACGGCCATCGCCTTCACGGTTGCGAAGTGCGAGACGGCCGGCGGCGATGTATTAGGCGCGCAGACGGCGGTGACCACATCAGGAGTTGTTCCTCCGGCGACGGACAACATCTTCTATGTGATCGACATTGACAGCGCCTCGATGCCTGCAGGCTCCGACTATCTGCGGGTGTCGATCGCCAACGGCAGCAACTCGGCCCTGGCCGCGATCTTTGCGATCCTCTCGGGTGCGAGATATGCGGGCGATCAGTCGCCGACGGTGCTGGCCTAAACGCTTTTCTCCTGCCGGGGGAGGGGGATACCTGGGCCTCTCCTCCGGTTCTTTTTCCCGGGAATCGTTTTTCATCGCAAGGAAACGCGCCATGTATCTGAAACTTCAATCCGGACGCTATGCGGGCGAGATCCGCGATGTGCGCGTGGACCAGGCGCGGGAGATGCTCGCGGATGGCCGCGCCGTGGTGCCGGTGCTCGCAGAAGACGGCGTCTCCGGAGTGCCGGCGATGCTTTTGAGTGAGCGCGGTGGCGAGACGATCGTTCCCGCGAAGCGTTCGCGGATAAGGCGGCGCGGCTGATGGCGATTATTCTGGTCACGGGGCCGACGTCGGAGCCGGTTTCGCTGGCCGAGGCCAAGCTGCAGAACGGCATGCCGCCGGGCGATGACTCCGACCATGTGAAGAGTCAGCAGGTGGGCACGCGGCTGCGCCGGGCGATTCGCAGCGCGCGCGTGCTGTGCGAGAACTATACGCGGCGGGCGTTCCTGACCCAGACCTGGCTGCTGAAGCTGGATGGATGGCCGTTCCACGATCCGCGCTATGCGGGCGGGCATCATCCCTTCTCGTCGGGGCCCATCGACGGGGGCTATCGCTATCACAAGATTGTGCTGCCCAAGCCGCCGTATCAGTCCATCACGACGTTCACCTATGTGGACATCGAAGGCAACACCCAGAACATGAGCGACTGGGGCGCGTATCAGGTGGACCCGGGCAGCGAAACGCAGCCGGCGCGGGTGCTTCCGCCGTACCTGCAGCCCTGGCCGCCGGTGCGGATGATTCCCAACAACGTGCAGATCGAGTTGGTGTGCGGCTATGGGGATGCGGGCTCGACCGTGCCGCAGAACATTCTGGACGCGATCCTGCTGGCCCAGCAGTACCTCTATGATGGCGACCCGCTGAAGAATGGGCTGCCGAAGATTGTGACCGACCTGCTCGAACCGTACCGGAACCTGGTGGCCTGATGGCAGCGAACGATCTCACGACGATGGATGAGGTATGCAACTGGCTGGCAACGCCGAACCCGCCGCCGGGCGTCGCCGCGACGATCCTGCCGGAGCTGATCACCAACACCAGCGAAGACTTTCTCCGCGAGCTGGGGCGGCCGGACTTCTTCCCTGCCGCCGACTACACGGAGGTGCGCGAAGGCGACGGCGATGTGCGCATGACGATGCGGCACTGGCCGATCAATTCCGTCGCGTCGGTTACGGTGTCGGGAACGGGCCTGGCACCCTCGCCGGACAAGATTCAGGACGGCTATTACATCGATGATGACCTCGACCCGGAGCTGCGCGATCAGCTTTGGGTGAATGGTGGCCTGACCGACGCGGCACCGGTGGTGGTGGTCTATAACGCAGGGTATGCCGAGGCGCCGGGCGATGTGGCGCAGGCGGTGGTGGAGTGGATCGCCGACCGCTATACCAATCGCACGGGCAGCGGCAAGGGATCGCAGCGCGCGGCCGGCGGCGAGCATGTGACCTATGAGCATGGCGAGGACAGCATCCCGCCGCAGGTGATGCGGGTGATTGCGAAATACAAGCGTGCCGTACCGAGTCTCGATAAGCGGCAGGACGATCGCGACTACCTTGTGACACGGATCAATCGCACGATCACCGAGAAGGTGAGCTAAGTGACCACTTTCTTTGTGATCGCGGGACCTCCCTGCTCGGGGAAGTCAGCTTACGTTGAGACGATGCGAGGTCCGCGCGATTTAGTGGTCGATCTTGATGCACTGCAGCGGGCCCTTGGCTCAAAGAAAAGCCACAATCACGATCCAACATGGTTCAGATATGCCCTTGTGATGCGCAGAGCTCTATTGAGGGATCTCGCGGGTCAGACTTCACTGCCGTGCGTCTGGTATATCTCCTGCTGGCCCACGGAAGAAGAGAAAGCGCTGTTTCCTTCCAGGGTAAAGACGATCATTGTGCCCACGCGCGAAGAGGAATGTGTGCGTCGCGCTGGTCTTCGCGAAAAGCCAGATGAAACAGTGGCTTTGATTCACCAATGGTTTGCGGCTCGCGCCATGGAGAAGAGTTCGTAGTGAATCTCGGGCTGCAGGTCGATCCGCGCAGCGTGGCGCAGATCGAGGATTACCTGGAGCAGACCAAGCGCAATATCTTCGCCAACGTGCGCGTAGGTATGCGCGAGTCGATGGAGGGGCTGGCGTCGACGGTGGCGAGCAAGCTGCAGGGCAATCCTATCGTGAGCCGCACCGGCGAGTTGCTGGCGCATGTGCTGGCCAGTCCGATGGTGAAAGAGACGAAGCGCTATATCCGCGGGACCGTCGACGCCGAGCTGGGCGTGAAGCACTTGGGACTCTGGCTGGAGGAAGGAACCCATGTTCCGGAGGTTCGAACCAACAAGCAGGGGGGGCCTGTGATGTATTGGTTTGTCGCGCGAGATGGAAATAGCGCCTATGCGCCCCATGGTCATAGCGCCTTCACCGTGCAGCCACATCCGTTTCTGAATCCGTCGCTGGAGGAATACAAGCCTACGCTGCTAGACATCATCGCGCAGAAGGTGCAGGAGTCGGTGCATGGGGTTGTATAGCGGCGTTGATCGCGAGGCGTGCTGGGCGGCGCTGTTCGCGAAGCTGCAAACAGCGCTCGGCGACGACCTGGTGACGATGAGCCGGCAGCATATTATGCCGCCCACGCTGACGCCGGAGCAGCAGCCCGCGCTCTTCCTGGTGCAGGCGCGGGAGACGCGCAAGCCGACGCCCGCGGGCGCGCCGGTGCAACTGGTGCTCAATGGCTTCCTCATTCTTTACCTGCAGGTGCCCGCGCCGCTGGATGAGATCCCCGGCGAAGAGACGACGCTGGCCGCGACCCAGATGAACGCGCTGCTGCAGAGCGTGGACGACGCCATGCAGCCGGATGACCTGACGACGGGACGGTTGACGCTCGGCGGCCTGATTACGCATGGCTGGATCGAGGGCGATGTGGAGATGGATCCCGGAATCTTTTCGCAGCAGGGCGCGGCGATTCTGCCGGTCAAAATGTTAGTTCCGTAACCACCTGCGGTGGGGCGCACGCGCTTCGCGCCAAGGCAGCAAAGAAAAACTTCTCGCAATCGAGTGGGCCGTCCTTCGCGGGCGGCCTTTGATTTTGACCCCTAACCCGGCGACCTCGCCAGGAGACAACTACTATGCAGACCCAAAACCAAATCCTGTTTGGTTCCGGAGCGGTCACGTTTATTCCGATCTCCGGCGACCTCGGCTCCAATCCCACTCCCACGCGCCTGAAGGTGCTGCAGGACGCCCAGATCGACTTCAAGGGCGAACTGAAGAAGCTCTATGGTCAGCTGCAGGTCCCGGTGGCCTCGGCTCGCGGCAAGGTGGACATCAGTGGCAAGGCCAAGTGCGCCGCGCCCAACCTCTCCGACATCGCGGGAATCTATTTCGGCGCCAACGTGACGGCGGGCTCGATCTTCCCGGTCGACGAGATTCATGCGGTGGCGACCTCGGTGACGCCGACGGTCGGTTCCGGGGACAACATCTTCACGGACTACGGCGTGATCAACCAGGCGACTGGCCTGAGCATGGTGCGCGTGGCCAGCTCTCCGGCGGTGGGCCAGTATTCCTTCACGGCGGCCACGACGGGCGGCTCGCCGACGGCGGCAGAATATGCCTTCAACGTCTCGGAGACGGCGACGAGCGTGCTGATCAGCTTCCTGGTCACGGCGGCGAGCGCGGGCGCGACGATGGCGCTGGCGGCGCAGGCGATGGGCTGGGCGCCGGTGTGCTCGATGGGCCTGTTCAACTCCTTCCGGAACGCGCAGGAGTTCTGGCAGTTCAACTCGGTAACGCTGGGCCAGTTTTCGCGGCCGACGAAGCAGGATGACTTCTGGGTCTCCGACTTCGATTTCTCCGTCAACGCGGATGCGGCCGGGAACATCGGCTACGCCTGCGCACTGTAAGCGCAACCGTGGGGCCGCGCTTTCCCAGGCGGCCCACACTGTGTTTTTCATCTCAGGATTTCTGAAGGATGTTTATGGAACAGGTTCGATTCAAGGGCGTGCCGTTCTTTCTGAACGGACGCGAATACATTGTGCCCTCGCTCTCGCTGCGGCAGGTGCAGGAGAACGACGAGCTGCTCGCACAGGTGCACACGGTGGACATCAGCGATCGCGAAGGCGTGAAGAAGCTGATGAAGCTCTACATCCCGATTGTGGGCATGGCGCTGCGCCGCAACTATCCGGACGTGAAAAACGAAGAGCTTGCGGACTGGCTCGACCTCTCGAACTTCAGCGAGGCGGTGAAGATCGTGCAGAACGCTTCGGGCTATGCCACGGTATCCAAGCTGGGGGAAGCGGAACCGGCGGCGACCACTGGCGCGGCGTTGTCGGGAAGTTAGTTCGCGCGACTGGATGGACGTTCGAGCAGTGCTGGGACCAGCCGGCGGATGAATGCATTCGCCTGCTGGAAGAGTTGTTCGAGCAGCCTCCCGATTATGAGCTGCTGGCGTGGATCGCCGCCGCGCATGGATGGAAGGGGCGCAAGCCCAGGACAATGCCGACCGAAACTGCCGACGCCAACGCGGGCGAGCGGTTTGAGATTGCCGGCGCGATGGGCATCCCGCTGGTTCCGGCGACGGAACAAGCGCGCGAGACGATGAAGTGGGCCAACGACTGGGACGCAAAGCATTTGAAGGGTAAACAACCATGAGCGATGCCGTTCTCAAAATCGGGAGTGTCTTCGACAAGCAGGGTATCGTCGACGGCATGGCGGAAGGCGTCGAGGGGATCCAGTCCGGCGTCGCCACGATGTCGACCTCGTTCCAGGAGATCCAGGGCATCGCCGCGGCGGCGATGAAGAAGATCTCCGAGGAGACGCTGGCGGCGGCGGGTTCGGTCTCCGACGCTTCCGTGCGGGTGGCGGAGGCGACCCGGGCCAGCAGCGACGCCTATGCCGAGCAGCGCAATGCGCTGAAGCTGGTGCGCGCGGAGACCACCGACCAGGCGCTGGCGACGCGGATCCTGGCCGCCTCGCAGGAGAAGGCGCGGGAGACCGCGCTGCAACTGAAGGCCGCGCAGGAGGACCTGGCGCGCACGCGGGGAGTTCCGGCAACGGCGGCGGCGAACCAGTCGCTGGGAGAGCTGGCGGGGGCGGCGAGCGGGCTTTCCGCCTCACCGCAGGCGCACCGGCTGGCGGCGGCGACGGTGGAGGATGCGGCGGCGCAGGAACGCCTGCGCGAGGTGCAGCAGCAGGTCGGCCTCTCCACGCTGAGCGAAGAAGAGAAGATGGCGGCGCTGTCAGTGGCGATGGAGCGGGCCAAGGCTTCGAGCCTCGAACTCTCGACGGCACAGAAGGAGATGGGCGAAGCGGAGGAGGCGGCGGCCGTGGAGGCGGGGCTCTCCGCCAACGTGTTCATCGCGAGCTTCCAGCGGATGGCGCTGGCGGCCAAGGAATCGATGGGGCAGGTGCGCGAGCGCGTCTATGAGGCGGCGGGGTCGATGCGGCTGAGCGAGGGCTTCTCGTTCGGCTCGCTGGGCGGCCTGGGCGAGCTGCTGGGCATCGGCATCGCCGTGGATATGGCCGGAGAGTTTCTGGATAAGACGGCCGAGGTGAATGTGGAGCTGGGGCACCTGGCGGAGAAGACGGGCATCGCCGTCGACAAACTCTCCGGGCTGCAACTGATCACGAAGGAGATGGGCAGCGATTTCGATTCGGTGAGCACGGCGCTGGTGCGGATGCAGAACGCGCAGGTGCTGGCGACGCAGGGTCATAAGGAGCAGGCACAGGGCTTCGCCGACATCGGGATCTCCGTGGAGGAGCTGCGAGCGCTGAGCCCCGAGGAGTTGCTGCAACGCATTGCGGCTGCCTTTGCTTCGCATGGGAACCACGCCGCGCAAGCGGCTGCGGCGATTGAAATCTTCGGACGCGGCGGACAGGCGCTGATTCCGATTCTGCGCGAGCAGGGGAACGCGCTGGGCGAGAACATTGACAAGGCCGCGAAGCTGACCGGCGTGACGGAAGCCAGCGTGGCGGCGAGCGAACGCTGGACGCGGAACATGGCGGACTTGACGTCGAAGTTCCATGCCTTCGGCAATATTCTCATCGAGAACGCGCATTACGTTGTGGGCGCTTTCGACGGAATCGGCGCGGTGCTGCAGACGATTTTCGAAGGCATTGCCGCGGCCATCGTCTCGGTCGCTCGAGGGATCGGCGGCCTGGGAACGTTGCTCGTGGACGGCGCGCGCGGGAACTTTGGCGCTCTGGCGGAGGACGCGCGCAATGTGAGTGCGGGGTTTACGGATACGTGGAAGTCGGCGTTCAAGGATATCGGCCACGCCTGGGACACGGTAGGAGACAAATTCAAGAAACCTGTGGTCGAGACGGGGAAGCCTGCGTCCGGCGGAGGGGATCTGCCGGATACCCTTCCCGGCGGCGGCAAGGGGCATGCCGATGAGGATCGGCTGCGCGGTTTCGAGCAGGCGCTGAACGAGGAGAAGCTGCTGCACTCGGTGAGTGTGCAGGAGGAATATGCCTTCTGGGAGAGCAAGCTGGGCGCGTTCAAGAACGGCTCGGCGCAATATGGCGAGGTGCTGAACCGGCTGGCGACGCTGGCCGAAGAGGGCGCGCGCAAGTTCCACGAGGCTCTCCAGAAGATGAAGGAGAAGCCGGGGCAGGACAGCGGCAAGGATGCCGAATTCGCGAAGGAGTTCGAGCGCTCCAGCGCGGAGATGAATGCGTGGCTGCTGAAGACGGATGAGGACCTGACCCGCACCGGGGAGCGCTGGCAGGGCTACTGGCGGGCCGTAGCGCAGGGCGAGCGGGACGCGGCGAACGCCAAGGCCGCGATGGAAGAGCAGGCGCTGGCCGCGCGGCACTCCGCCGGCGGATTGAGCGATCTGGCCTTTGCGGAAGCGATGCAGCAGATCCACGCGCGGCAGGCCGCGGCGGAGATGAAGATCCTGACCGACGAGCTGGCCAAACTGCAGGAGGTTGCGGCGAAGTCTCCGAAGGAGGCGGTGGGCGGGAACCTGCTGGACCCGAAGCTGGCCGAGCAGATCAAGCAACTGGAGAACCAGATTGCGCAGTTGCAGGCGCGCATGCAGCAGCAGGGCTTTGGCGACTCGGCCAAGATCCGCAACGAGATTGAGAAGCCGTTCACGGACGCCTTTCACGCGATCAACCAGGGATGGCTGAAGTTGCAGAGGGACATGATCCTCGGCACCGGGAACATCAAAAAGGATTTTGTGCAGATGGGCGCGAACCTGGTGGTGAGCCTGGCGCAGAGCACGGAGAAGATGCTGGCGCAGTGGGCGCTGTATGAGCTGCGCACGCTGATCGGCCACGAAGTGACGAACCAGGCGAAGGTGCTGAGCGATTCGATCGCAGCGGCCGAGAGCCTTTCGATTACGCAGGCGTTCGGGCTGAAGGAAGCGCTGATCGACGCCAAGAGCGCGGCCGTGAAGGGATGGAAGGCGGGCATGGCGCTTCCCTTCCCGGAAGATATCGTGATGGCTCCGGTATTGGCCGCGGTGGGGTTCGCGGGCGCCATGTCGCAGTTCAACGAGGGCGGCGTGGTGATGGGCGGGGGCGGCATGCACATCCCCATCCTGGCGAAGCAGGGAGAGCGGGTGCTCTCGACCTCGCAGACCAATAATTTCGAGCGGCTGGTGAACAACTCCAGCAGCTCGTCGAATAGTTCGCGCACGAACAATGTGAGGGTGAATCAGAAGCAGACGTTCAACGGCGGAAAGGCGAGCTCGGCGGCGGCCACGCAGGCCACCATCCAGAGGCTGCATCGGAACGGAAAGCTAAAACTCGCATAAAGATGAAGTCCGCGCATTAGACGTGCTGTGTTAGCATTTCGCGCATGAAATCAGCACTGCTTCTTCTGCTGCCGTTTTGCTTTGTCGTCGCGGCGTGTAACTCGGCTCCGTCTTCGCCCGAAGAGCGGGCGAAACAAGCGAAGGCGGAGAAGCGATTCCACACGGTGGCGGGAGGGGCGGTTATGCTGCGCGATCGGATGCGCGAGCCGGAAAGCCTCAAATTCTCTTCCGTGATCGCCATGGATGACGGAACGGCCTGCTATGACTATCGCGCCCGCAACGGGTTTGGCGGAATGGATGGAGGGTCGGCGATTCTTCTATCGGGCGTCATTTTAGTTACGCCGGAAGAGAATGACAGTCGTTTCAGAAAAGAGTGGAACAAGGTTTGCGCGCATAGGACCGGCGCAGATCTGACTGAGGATATGAACTACGCGATCGAGCAAGCAGCGCCCTGAAATTTTAGGGATTTGAGGATTCATAACGAGCCGCCTTCGGGCGGCTTTTGTATTTGGAGTAAACCATGAGCCTTTCTGTCTTTCCCGGCAACCTGTTCGGCATGGCCTTCCCGATTGACAAGGAATCGACCTTCGCGAACCTTGCCCAGAGCGCGCCCAGCGGGCTGGAGGTGGTTGTGCTCCAGACGCGCAACCCGCTCTGGAAGTGGACCCTGATCTATGAGCTGCTGAAGGACGATCCCACGCAGGCCGCCGAGCTGATCAATGGCTATACCGAGTACGAGACCGTGCACGGCTTTCAACTGGCGATGACCGGTTCGGGCGGCGTGTTTCTGCTGGAGGACCCGAAGGACAACTACGTGGGGCCGGGCATTACGGGCAGCAGCACGCCCAACCTGGCGGCGGAGCTGCAACTCGTCGACGATGGAGCGGGCACCTATTACTCGCCGGTGCAGCGCAATTTCGGCGGCCAGTTCTATGAGGACGTCACCGACATCAACGGAACGCTAGAGGTCTATGCGAACGGCACGCTGAAGGCGCTGACGACGGATTACACGCTGGTGGGGCCAGGGCTGGCGATTCCCGGTTACAGCTTTATGGGGATGGTGGTGAAGTGGAACGCGGCCGCAGGTGCGTGGGCCGCGAGCCACGCCTATTCGGTGGGCGATGAGGTTCTGGACGCGGCCGGGCATATCCAGAAGGTGACGACGGCCGGAACTTCGGGGAGCGGCTCCGCTCCGACCTGGAATGACGGTGGGTCGACGACGCCCGATGGAACGGGTTCTCTGGTGTGGACGGACCAGGGCTACAATCCCGGGCCGACCGGACCCATCACGACGGACTTCCACTTCTATTTCCGGGTGAAGTTTGCCGAGGATACGCAGGGCTTCTCGCGGTTCGACGACGTGCGCTGGACGATTGGCGGAGAGAATGCCGGCGACAGCACCAACATGATCCTGAAGAGCGCGAGGCCGGATCCCGCATGAGACGATTCATCGGCGGGGACGGCAGCGACACCACGGCGGCCGTGCAGGCGTTCCTGAAGGCCAACCAGAAGTTCGCGGAGGCGGACCTGTACCTGATTGGCGAGCCGGACGATCCGGCGGCGCTGTGGCTGACCAACTGGGAGAGCCCGCTGTGCTGGAAGTACTGGGGGACGTTTCAGCCGGCGGTGATCACGCGCGGCACCATCCCTTCGCGCATCGGGCTGGATAACAACTCGGTGGACCTGAGCTGGTCGCCTTCGAACACCACGCTCACGGCGTCTCTGGCGACGATGAATCCGTATCAGCTGGCGCTGCTGGGGCAGTTCGATAACAAGCGCGTGCGCATCTGGCGCACGATCATGCCGACGCCCGGGGATGCCCACACTCTCGGCGCGTGCGAGAAGTTCATGGGCTTCCTCGGCGACGTGCAGCCGAACCTGGGGAAGATCGATCTCTCGGTCAACAGCTTCCTGTATGTGCTGGACCAGAAGGTTCCGACCAACCTGATCCAGGCGACGAGCCTGACGGCGAGCTATACGGGCGGCAAGCCGCCGGGCGGCTATTCGGTGATGCCGCAGTTCAACGTCATTGTGGGCTCGACGCCGAACCTGCTGTACGCCGACCAGATCTCGCCGAACCCGCACAATGTGCCCAGCGGCAATCTCTTTGAGGATGGGTATGTGTGTTTCAACGGCGGCCCGGGGTCGACGCTGCAGGGCGTTTGCAGCGTCATCCTGAACAACGGAGCGTATGACGATGGCGACGGCAATCATTACACCGCGATCTCGCTGGCCACGCCGCTGCCGGTGGCTCCGACGCCGGGCGTGGATACCTTCTATGTGAGCGGAGCGGTGCCGCTGACGCAATCGGGCGGCGGCGATCCGGGCTTCCCATATGTGCCCAGCCCGCAGACCGCCGTCTAGGACGCTCGCCGCGTCGGGCGGACGCGCCTGCGGCGCAAAAGACGAGAGCTTTTCGGCGCGGACCGGATTCCCGCTCCATGCAATGTTTCACGTGGAACCTTTTGTTCCACGCCGATCCTTTCTTTTTATGAAGATGCCAAACGTCAACCGAGACGAAGCGGTGAAGATCGCCCTGCAATGGAAGGGCACGCCCTATGTGACGGGCGGACGTGTGTGCGGGGCCGGGTGCGATTGCGCGACGCTGATTTCCGAATACCTGATCGGCATCGGAGCGGCGCTGGAGATCCCGCTGAACAACTATGCGCAGGACTGGTTTTGCCATACGAGCGAAGAGCGCTATTTCGAGGAGCTCAGCAAGTATGCAAAATGCGTGTGGGAGGGCCGCTGCATGGGCACGCCACCTGCCCGGCCGGGAGACATTGCGCTTTTCCGAGCCAACCTCTCCAGCGGGCCTTCGCCGCGCTACAACCACGGCTGCATCGTGCTGGGATGGCCGCTGAGCCTGCAGGCCTTCAGTAAGCTCGGCGTGGTGAAGTGCAGACCCGCGATGCATTCGCTGACCAGTGGAAGTGAGATGGCGATCTTCAGCTGTTGGCCAGATCACCCGCTTCGCGGCGGAGAAGCGGTAGCGGCGGAACTTTTCCGGTTTGCCGTCGGACTCGAACGCGTGGAAGGAGGTTTTTAGCATGATGAGTGGAAAGAATCAGGCATCGCAGCAGCCCACGGCCATGGGTTCCATGCTGCAGGCCTCCACGTATGGCTTGCCCGTCCCGGAGATTCTGGGAATGACGCAGTCGCCTCTTCTGGTGACCTGGGCCAATGGCATGCGCCAGGGGGGCAGCGGAAAGAAGCTCAAGAACCTGAAAAAGGGCATCACCGCCTACGAAGAGAACATCACCTTCGCATGCGGCGTGAACCCGCTGATCTGCGCGCTGCAACTGTGGTCCAACGGAGCGAAGTATCCGCTGGAGTTCACCTCGCAGACGTTCAGCTATCACGCGGGCGGCGCGATTACGATCAGCGATTCTGATTTCTATGCCGTGATTGCCGTCACCAAAACCGAATCCTATTCGGAGACCTTCAACGATTACGGCGATCCCAACGCCCCGCGCTCCGTGAGCGGCAGCTGGGAGCGGCCTTTCTGGAACCAGCTGATCGCGGGACCCGATCCGACCGACCAGAGCGGGCAGCGTTATTACCCGTATTGCTATCGCTGGAAGCCGAGCTATGGCGCGACGTTCTATGTGGACGCCATGGGCGACGGTCCCTTCACCGGCACCTTCACCGTCTATTACGCGAAATGGACTGCGGCGACCAGCTACCAGTCTCCCCTGACGCGGCTCCGCCTGCACTGGGAGAGCGAGCTGGGCGATGGCGACGAATATGACGGTTATTCGGCCGAGCAGATTCTCTATCCCCAATATGCGGGGATGGGTTCGGCGAGCCTCGATCTGGGCTCGAGTGGAGCGATTCCTCAACTGCTGTCCGAGATCCTGGGCAAGTTCAGCGTCTATTCGACGGGCGACGGCGACTTCGTGGACTTCGTCGAATACATCTTCAAGAGCGGCGCCCTGCAGGCCGGACTGGACAGCGCGGTACGTTTCGGCGGCGTGCAGACGGGGGTGGGGCTGTTCGATTTCCCGGGCGCGGTGCAGAAGACGTATGCGAGCCGCTTCGAGACCCACAACAATGCCCTGGGGTTCGATCTGCCCAACACGGCCGGCAATACGCTGCTGGCGTTCTGCTCGACGGATAGCGCGACGCCGCCAGTGCCCTCGGACACGCTGGGCAATACGTGGACGCTGCTGGCGACGGGGCCGAACAACGATGGCCGGGGCGGGACCTTCTCGCTGTATGCGTGCGCCGACTGCCTGGCGGGAGCGAACGCGGTCACGTGGGCGAATTACGGCTTCTACAACGGGCTGCCGGTGCTGCTGGAGTTGCCGGCGGATACGCTGGATGTTTATGCGTCGAGCGCCGGCGCCAATCCCAGCGTCAGCGTGACGACGACGAACACGCCGGGGCAGGCTTCGATCCTGCTGGGCTTCGCGGTGAGTTGCACGCCGGGCGCGGCGAATTTCAATCCCGCGATTCTGGGTCCGCTGAGCAGCCTGTTGACGGTGACGCAGCGGCTGGTGACGACGCCGGGAACGTATAGCCTGAGCGCGGCGGGAGGCTCGGGCGCTTCGCTGATTCTGCTGGCGCTGAAGTCCTCGCAGCCGCCGACGTACGCGAATCCGCTGCCCAACATTCTGGACCCGGTGACCCGCGAGCTGACGCGCGCGCAGTGCCGTGCGAACAGGCTGTGGGGATCGCTCTCCATGAATTCGCAGCAGGCGGCGCGGGAGTGGATCCAGAACTGCCTGGATGCGGCCAACTGCGTGGCGGTGATGTCGGGTTTCAGTTTGAAGCTGATGCCGCGCAGCGAGGTCTCGGCCGCGGGGAATGGCCTGGTCTACAACGCGCCCACGGCTTCGGGGCCCGTGGCCGATCTGGACGTGGATGCGGGCGACTTTGTGGCTGCGAAGAACGAGCTGCCCCTCCAGTTCAAGCGTCCGGCGCGCACCGACCTGAGCACCGTGCTGCAGATGCAGCACATCAACCGCAGCTCGGACTATCAGCAGATCGTCTCGCAGTTCCCGGATACCGCGAACATCATGAAGTATGGGACGCGGCTGAAGGATCCCGTCGTCAACAATGCGATTCAGGATCCCGCGATCGCGATGGCCCTGCTGCGCGTCATGGTGCGGCGGCGCAACTGGGTGGAGTGCCTGGGCGCAACCTTCAAACTGAACGCGCGCTGGCAACACCTGGAGGCGATGGACCTGGTGACGATTACCTGGCGCGCGATGGGCCTGGTCAAGATGCCGTTCCGGCTGACCTCGGCCGACGACGACGACGGCTGCCTGCTGAACTGCGAGGCCGAGCCGTGGTATTACGGGATGCATTCGCCGGTGGCGCAGACGTTCGATGGAACCACGCCCTACTCGCCGCAGGTGAACAATGCGGCGGGGAGCGTGAATGCGCCGGTGATCTTCGAGCCGCCGCCGCGGCTGTATGGAGCGCAGAACCAGGCGCAGCTGTGGATCGTCACCTCGAGCTCGAATGCCGACTACCTGGGGTGCCAGCCGTACATCTCCACCGATGGCGGCACGAGCTACCAGACGGCCGGCGACCCTGTTGTCGGCAACGGCGTGACCGGGGTGACGACGGCGGACTGGCCGGCGGCGAGCGATCCGGATACGACCAACGATCTTGCAGTCGACCTGACGGAGTCTGTGGGCGAGCTGGCCAGCTACCAGACGGCGGATGAAGACAACTTCGTTTACCCCTGCTACGTCGAGGGCGGCGGATCCTATGACATCCCGTTTGAGCTGATGGCTTATGCGACGGCCACGCTGACCGCAACCAGCAAGTACACGCTGAAGGCGACGGGCAGCGGCAACAAGCTGCGGCGCGGGGTGTGGGGATGCCCGGCGGCCGCGACGGGAGTGGACCATCCGACGGGCTCGCGGTTTGCGCTGCTGCCGCCGGATGGGGCGGGGATTGTGAAGCTGACGATGGACCCGAAGTGGATTGGGAAGACGCTGTACTTCAAGTTTCCGACCTTCAACACGTTTGGAGGCGCGGCGCAGAGCCTGAGCGACTGCACGGCCTACAGCTATACGCCGACGGGCGATAGCGGCAGCGTGAACCCCGCTGGCCTCGCCGCTGCGGGCTTCCAGGTGAACGGAGCGTAGATGGCGACCCCTTCGATCAAGAACCTCAACGACAGTTCGCCCGCGGCCGCGACAGGATACGCGAACGCGAAATGGCAGCAGGGCTCGAGCTCGGGCGACGATCCGACGAGCGGCTATCCCATTTTCCCGGCGAGTGTCGAGACACCGAACGCGGGCGGCGTGGCGAAGCTGACGGCGAATGCCACGGCGGCGGCGGCGGATTGCGGCAAGCTGCTGAGCTTTACGCTCTCGGGAACGGCGACGTATACGCTGCCGGCGACGGCGCCCTCAGTGCCGGATGGCGGCGGGACGAACCGCTGGAAGGTGGCGCTGCGCAACGATGCTTCCAGCTCTGCCGCGCTGACGGTGGCGGCCACCTCGCCGGCGAAGCTGGATGGAACCGCAGGCGGATCGTTCACGCTGGCGGCGGGCGCGGGCTGCGATGTCTTTACCGATGGGACGGATTACTTTTCGGAGAAAGGTGCTGCGGCTGCGCCGACGATCGTGTCGACGGTGGGGATCACGATCGACGGGGGCGGCTCGACGCCCGCGACGGGGACCAAGGGATTTATTCAGGTTCCGTTCGCGGGCACCCTTATCGGCTGGTCGCTGGTGGCGGATGTTTCCGGCTCGGCTTCGGTGGACATCTGGAAGGTCGCTTCGTCGGCGCCGCCCTCCGCGCCTAGCGTGCCGACGTCGACGAACAAGATCAGTGCGACGGCTCCGTGCGCGCTTTCCTCCGCGCAATCCGCGGCGGTGGGAAGCTCCGGCGTTTCGACGTGGACAACGACGGTGGCGGCGTGGGATGTCTTCGGCTTCAACCTTACGGCGGCAACGACGGTTACGCGGCTTACGTTAGAGATTCAGATTCAGAGGTCCTAGATAATGGCGTACTCGACCTACTCAATGAAATATACGAATTCCAGCGGGGATTCCTCCACTGTGGCTTCGGCGGGATCAGCGATTGCAACGGTGCTCACGAATGGCGGATGGGTGCAAACAAGCGATTCGGGCCAAGTAAGCTGGGGAAGTTTTAGCTGGCCCGGCAGCAGTTCGACGGTTTATCAAGTATGGCATGCGGGCGATTCGCTGCAGTCAACCACGCCGCTGTTTATCAAGTTGTCGTGGACGGTTGGAGGGAGCGCCACCAATTGTCACTTCGGGATCGGAGTCGGTACGGGAAGCGATGGCGCTGGTAATCTCACCGGCAATAACACCGGCTACGACATCACTGGCTCTTGGGGCTCCGGGAATACTACAGCGCATAATTCTTACGTATCTGCAGGCTCCAATTGGTTCACGTGGATGACGCAATGTGGGGGCAGTAACGAGGCGGGTATCTGCGCGGTAGAGCGTTCTTTGGATAGTTCGGGAAATTATACTGCGGATTTCATTTCGCTCGTAGTGGTGATCAATAGCAACGTCAGCCCGAAGGCATGGAATGCTCCTTATGTGGGACCGGTCGCCCCAGTGTTCTCTCCGGCTTACATGCTCGCCTCCGGCACGCCTACGGTTTATGGTTCTAGTATTGTTTGGTCGCCAATTTTCCCCCTACGGGGCCAAATCTGTAATCCAATGACAACGATTGGCGTGTGCCGCAGCGTGGAACAAAACGATCAGGGAACGAATACAGCTTCGGTTTACGGAACGACTCATACGTATATGTTTAGTTCAGGAGCACAGCCAGCCAACAACCTGAGCAGCTCGGCCGCTGTCGGAATACGGTACGAATAAATGTCAACCCTCGGTACGCCGCCCTCTCTTATTCAAACCTACTTATTGAGGACTCTGATTTATGGTTCCAGCGGCGGCCAAACCTCTCCGTTCCCCGTGGACGCGGAGCTAAAGAGCGGCTTTATTGGAACTGCCTATTCAACAACGATCTTTGCGATTGGAGGGATTAGTCCATATACTTTCGCGGTGACTTCGGGATCGCTTCCTTCGGGCTGCAGCCTCAATTCGACAACTGGAGTAATTTCAGGTACGCCTTCAGTAATCGGTAATTCCACATTCACTATCAAGGTCACCGATGTGAACGGGTTTTCCGGCTCCCAAAGCTTCACGATCATCATCTCGTCCGCGAGTTCGGGCGGGGGCGCGTTTACGTTTCTCGCTTAGACGCCTTCCCAGAGCTGTAGAAGGTCGCTCGATAAGCCCATAGCTCGTAATCGCTGCGAAAGGGAGCATCGCTATTCCGACCGGCCCCCAGTGTGGAACCAGAAAGAACTCCTGCCACAGATAAAGGCTGTAAGAGATGGATCCTAAAAAGACAATCCATCGGTTCTCCAGAAGTCGTCCTAGCCGTCCTTCAGGTGCAGCGCTCGTCGAGGCTACCAGGAACATGACCACCACCGATTCCGATAGCGGGATGAGGCTCTGGAAGCGGACCATGCAGAACGCGAGCAGGGGCACGCAGGAGGCGATGATCGCGCGGGAGTGTTTCGTCAGGATGCGGCGTATCGTCAAATGTTGCCAAAATAGCGCGCCTATGCAGCCGACCAGAAGCGCATCGACTCGGACTTCGGTATAGGTGTGCCTGGAGGTCGCATAATTGCTCCAGAACATGAATCGAAAGAGGGCGCAGGCGAGCGCGCCGGCGGCGGCGATATAGATTGCATGCGCCCTTCGGGTAAAAAATAGAATGACCGGCCATCCAAGATAGAACTGTTCTTCAATAGAGAGCGACCAGAAGTGGCTGGTCATCGCATTCGCGCTGGTCTCGTTCACATAATTACGAACAATGAGAAGAGTAGGTATGGCGTCCCGACCGATAAGGTGGACTCGCGTTACAGCCCCGAAGGCCGCTACAAACAAGAGATATGCCCATGCTGAGGGCATGAGCCTGAAGAAGCGACGAATGTAAAATCCGCGCAAATCGATCAGGTCGTCAGAGAGCAGACGCGAAGTAATCAGGAAGCCGCTTAGAACGAAGAAGATTTCGACTCCGTGCTGGCCCATGTCCATCCAGTTATAGCGCCACGCGCGACCTGTAAGTCCCGCCTGGGCGTGGGTAATGAGCACCATGAGAATCGCCACACCGCGCCAGCCGTCGAGCGTGGGGATGCGCCGCATGGTGTGCACAGCCTATCCGGCTATCCGCGCCGTGGCCAAGACTTTTCTTCGGAGAAGAAGAGAGAGGAGGAGAAACGGATTCGTCAGCGGCTGGCGGGGCGTTTCTTTTTCGGGTGAGGTTTGGGAGGGGACGCGGGCGGCTCGGGGATGGGCACACCCTCGGCGCGGGCCATCTTGCGTAACGCCATGGGGATGATGGAGCCCTTCGACGCCCCCAGATGCATGGCCAGGGCATCGCGCAACGCTCGGACTTCCCATGCCAGCCGTGTGGTGGTGGATTTCTTGGTCATCCATTCGATTATCCGTGGCTTGCAACGCGGAGCAGGTGCATGCAAAAGAGAGGCCAAATAGCCTACAAAAGGCCTGCATACGACCTATGGGGGATAACCCGGAGGTCTACATTCGGCCTACATTGGCGCATCTTTCCAGCCGCTAGGTTATGGTTTGCGAGTTTGGTTCCTGTGGAGTGTTATGGGCCCCGGCAGCTTGTTATTCAGCGCTTTGTCTTCGTTTCATCGACCTTCAATGGCTTCGCTTTGGCCGGCCGGACATACAGGTCCTCCAGGGCGCGGCGCTCACGATTGAGCGCGCGCAGGGCGCTGCTGATGAGCTGGGTCTCGGTTTTGAAACCGTAGAACGCCATCAGCTCCCGCGCCAGATCCACGTCTTCGTCATCCTGACGGTAGGACTTCGGCCTGGAGCGCGTGGGCACCTGAATGTTCTATCACACCGTCCGGCTATCGTAGTCACTTGGCTAGACAAATGACTACAGATGATATACGCTTCGCGAATCCTGCATTCGGGCTCCGCGTCAACCCCCAACTCCGCGTGAGGTCGACCCTGCCGTGCTGCGCACCCCCGGCGCTGCTGCATCCGAATCCGAACGCGTCCACACGGACGACCATGTGGACTGTCCCGCATGCCGCGGGCGAAGCCTTGCGGGCAAGCGTCTGCTGGCGCCAGAGATGCCCTTCGAGGAGGCTTTCGCGGAGTGGATGAGACGGCAGACCGGGGTCAGCGAGGTCTCTGCGGGAAGGGTGAGAAGGTGGGATGAAAGCACGATCGAACGCTACGGGCGGTATGGCGCTGCTTTCTCGCTGATGTATGGGCGTGTGCCGCTGCGGGAGCTGAGCGATGGTCACCTGAACGAATATATGGAGGCGCGCGCGGCCTGCAGCGGCGCGTGGAGTGCGCCCGCCGGGCAATGCGTCATCCGCAAAGAGACGGACATGGCGGTGCGGGTGCTTCGCGATGCGGACCTGTGGACGGACGCGCTGAAGAAAGCCTATGAGCGCATCCGGCTGCCGATGATCGAGAGCGACGATCAGCGCGCGCTCTCGCCGGAGCAGATGGTCGCGCTGATGCGGGCGTTGCGGCGGAAGCCGGAGGATTCGCGCTGGGTGCTGTATGACTCAGTGATTGCGCTGCACACGTGCGCGGGCACCAATGAACGGCGGATGGCGCGGATGCGGCATGTGATGCTGGCGCGGCGACTGTTTCATGTGGGCCCGGAACAATCGAAGAACAAATATCGCAATCGCGATATCCCGCTGGAGACGGATGAGGTAATGTTCGCGTTCGAGTGGATGCTGCGCCAGGCGAAGGAACGCGGAGCGACGAAGCCCGATCATTTCCTCTATCCGAAACGGCGGGACGCGGGGCCGGCGGCGAGTGGACTGATGCTTCGCTATGACCGCGCGGAGTTGTATGAGAAGGTCTGGACGCAGCCGGTGCGGAAGGCGGCGGAGGCGTATGGGCTTTCCGATGTCGGGCTGGCCAAGATTTGCAGGAGCCTCGAGGTGCCGCTGCCCGGGCGCGGCTATTGGAACAAGCGCGCGGCGGGGAGGCCGGTGCCGCTGCGTCCGCCGCTGGGGGCGATCGACGTTACGGGCGAGCTGTACGATCCGACCCAGCCGATGACGCGCTGGTGTCTCTCGCAACAGTTTGAGGGTGTGGGGGAGGAGATTGGCGTAGACGATCTGACGCCCTACGATCTGCGCCATACCGCGATGAGCCGCATGGCGGAGGTGGGAACGCCCATCGACATCATCCTGGCGTTCGGCGGGCAGGTGAGCGAGAAGATGCGCAGGCACTACACCACGGTGAGCATGTTCGCGAAGCGCGGCGCGCAGCAGCCGGCGTGGGCCAGCGTGAAGCTGCTGGAACATCACACGCCGATGGCGCCGTTGCCGCCCCCGCCGTCCGCGCCCAGGAAAGCGCCCGCGAGTGTCGCGGAGGCGATGCCGATGTGGCGGAGCGCGTGA